TCGACATCATAGAGAAAGGTCACAGGGGCTAATGGCAACTATTCTTGAATCAGTAGGTGACTACCTACAAAATACTTCAAGCGCTTTTGGCGCCCATGCTTCTCAAGGAACCCTTGGTACAAGCATATTTTTAGGCACCCTTCCTGATAGCCCTGATGCGTGTGTAGCGGTATATGAGAACGCTGGCAGTTCCCCAACATTCACTATGGGTTCAGGTGGTATCAGAATTGACTACCCAATGCTTCAAATTATCTGCCGTGCTGGTCGAGAAGATTATCCAACGGCTAGAGATAAAGCAGAAAATATCCGTGTTTTGCTTGCGTCGGTGCTTGAACAAACCGTCTCAGGGGTGCATATTATGAGGATTGAACCAATGGGTTCAGTAAACTTGTTAGGAGTAGACCCAAAGTATCGTCCACTAATCTCGGTGAATTTCCGATGTCTAGTGCGAATGTAAACGAGGAGCCGACGGCTCCGCAAGAGAGAGTGGTAGACCCGTATGGCAGAAACGCAACAACCGATGAGTTCCAAAGGTGCTGGAAATGCGACAGGCTCCTTTTCGAAAGCGCAACCCGCCCATGGAGCATCAGATGTCCAAGGTGCAAGTCTAAAAATAAATCAGGATGATTTTTTTAGTCAGTTAGATGCACTTGTAGGTAGTAGGAATGATGGTGGCTGTGCTATTGGCGCCATGGTTTCAAAACTAGAAGAACCAATTCAAAAGAAACTCAATGAAATTTTTATTAACAAAAATGTTGAGTCTGCTAAATTAGCGCAGTTAATGTCAGCCTATGGTCTTACAGTATCTTCATCAGATGTTCTAAGACGGCATCGAAGAAGATTACAAGGAAGAGACGGGTGTAAATGTCCTCAAATCTTGACGACGCCTTAAATAATTTATTGAAGACTTCAGAGATGGAGTCAATTCAAAAGTTACTGCCAAGAGATAGAAAAGCAGATTGGTTGCCTGGGGTCACTTGGCAGGGTGAAGAAGGAACAGTTACTACTCAACCAATGGAGGGTGATAACGCACCTGATTGGTCAGGAGTCCTTCGAATGTGGGGACTTGACCCTGAGCATTTCCAAGTAGTTGAGCCAGTTCTTTTCAATGTTTGGGGCGATACTTTAGGAGTTCTTAATCGCCAATGGAAGGGCAAAGTAGTTCGCAAAGGCAAACAAGAAGTTGCCGATATTGAAGCCTTAATTCAAGATATTAAAAAACATAAACCTCGTGAACGCAAACAAATGACGGGCGGAGCCAGCCTTGTTGTTTGTGCCTCAGATTGGCAAACGGGTAAAAGAGATGGGGATGGTCTCAAAGGTTTAGTAGGTCGATGGCTCCAAGCAGTTGATGATGTTGAGTTTAGAATTAAAGAGTTAAAAAAGATAGGTCGTCCCATTGATTCAATTACCGTCCTTTGTCTTGGTGATTTAGTTGAAGGATGCGATGGTCACTATGACATTCAAACTTTTACAGTTGAAGTAGATAGAAGAGACCAAGTAAAGATTGCTCGCCGTCTTTTAAGAGATGCTCTTATCCGCTGGTCAAAGGTTGTCCCAAATATCACGGTTGCGGCGATTGGTGGAAATCATGGTGAGAACCGTAAAAACGGCAAAGCCTTTACTACCCTCAATGACAATGACGATGTAGCCCTAGTTGAGTCAGTTGCAGAAATCTTTCAGGCTAACCCTGAGGCTTACGGTCACATTCGGTTTGCAATTCCTACCGATGAGTTGAGTTTGACCCTTGAGGTAAACGGAAAAATTATTGGAATCACACATGGGCATCTTGCTCGCAGTTCAGGAAGCGTTGAAGCCAAACTTCGTCGCTGGATTGCTGACCAAACTCTAGGACGCCAATCCATAGGCGATTGTGACATTTTGGTGTCAGGTCATTATCATTCATTTCGTCTAGCAGATTGGGGAGGAGTCAAATGGCTACAAGCGCCGAGTCTCGACGGGGGAAGCGTGTGGTGGAGACAGTCCAAGGGGGAGGTTGCGGATGTGGGAGTTCTGACATTCCTAGTGACCAGCGAGGGAGTCTCGGACATCCAAGTCTTATGAACGACCCTAGAGACATCGCTTTATATGCCGCTGAATTGGTCTCAGGAGACCGTCAGGACGCTTATGGGCATCCACTTGATAACTTAACAAGGGCTTCAAAGATATGGGCTGTAATCCTCGGCTGTGAGGTTTCTGCTGAGCAAGTCGCCCTTTGCATGGTTGGCATGAAGATTGCCCGTGAAGTCAATCAATCCAAGCCCGACACCGTAGTAGACGGCATCGGCTACTTTCTCACGCTTGGCATGATTCAAGAAGAGCGCCTCAGAAGAGAGAATAACTAACCCCAGTTGTGATATACTTGCCTTGTCCCGAGAGGAGGGCAAGATGAGAGAGTGCAGAATCTCCGAAATAGGAGTTGAAAAGACTCTTGCTAAAGCGCAAAAACTTGCTCAACGGGCGCAAAAAAAAAGGTTTAAGTGGTGGCTACCAAGTACGCATTGAAAAGCGTTTTGAAGAAATAGAAGGCATTAGCCACGAATATCAAGTTTTAGTTATTGAAGGCGAACCAGTCAAATTCAATGGCTGGCAGTTCATCGGTGTTGCTGAGTTTATCGAAGGTAAAGCAATCACAAAATCAATCGCAGGTGGTCGTGAAATTAAGCCATCTGAAGTCAAGGTTGGTTATTGCGAGCATTGCCAAAAATCTCGGTTTCGTTCAAAAGTAATCTTTGTTCAAAATGAAGAAGGCAAGTTATTTCAAGTTGGCTCCAGTTGCGTAAAGGATTACATAGGCTGGCAGTTCAGCGCTTCTTACTTACCAACAGAGGAAACTTTTGAAGAAGAGTTTGGTGGCTACTCAGGCGATGGTTGGACAGGTCATTCGACAGTTGGAGTTTTGGCTCACGCAATCACTCAAGTTCAAAAAGGCGGATACATACCTTCAGGTTCAGGTATCTCTACTAAATCTCTTGTTTGGGGATATTTAAGCGAAGGAAACCATGGCGCTAAAGTTTGGCAAGAATATGTAGGAGAAAAACCAACCGAGGTTGAATATGAGAAGGCTAGAGAGTTAATCGAATACGGCAAGAATTTTGAAGGCGAATCTAGTTACGCTGAAAATGTCAGAATTGTATGTGGTTTGGAATATCAGACTTACAGCACAGTTGGAATTTTGGTTTCGATTATCAAAGCCAAGCAAAAGAGCCAAGAGCAGGAAGTTGCCCGTCAAGAGGCTAAGGTTTACAAGGCTGAACAGTTCGCCCCAACTGGCGAGCGCATCGAATTGGAAGTTACAGTTCTTAGCGAAAATACCTTTGAGACTCAGTTTGGCTGGACAACTCTTTATACCTTTGCAAGCGGTGATTACCAATTTAAGTGGTTTGCCTCTAATGGGACAAAGTTAGAGGTAGGCGATAAAGCGGTTGTTAAGGGAACAATTAAAGGCTCCGATGAGTACAAGGGAAGTTTCTCAACATTGCTTACTAGTTTCGTCTCTTCCGTGTCCGAGTGACCTGACGGTCACTTGGGCTATCTATGTGCCGTCACGGAGGAGGTTTGAATGACTCGTTATAGAGTCTTGCAGGGTATTGATTACCCACCAAACAAACGAGTTGAGGCTGGAAAAATTGTTGAAGATTTACCAGCAACCTCGGTTAAGTGGCTTTTAGAGTCAGGCATTATTGAAGATGCCGATAAGCCAACAAAGAAAATCGAAGAGCCTGTTGTAGAAGAACCTAAAGCCGAACCAGTTGCAGAAGAACCTGCCGTTGAAGACGGTTTTGACCCTGACGCCAAAGATATTGACGGCGATGGTTTTCTCCAAGATGGCACACCATTCCAACGCCCAGTTGAGGAGAAATAATGCCTACATTCAGCCACGGTAAAAATGTCAATGTCTTTCTTGATGAGTTTGATTTTTCTACCTATTTCAATGATGTTAGTGCTACGACAACCGTAGACACAGCCGAAACAAGTTCTTTCGGTACAAGTGCCAAGACCTACATTACAGGTCATCGTGATGGAACAGTATCCCTTTCAGGAATGTTTGAAGGAACTGCCTCCACGGGTACAGATGAATTTTTTAATACCGCTCTTGGTAATGCAACCAAGACTTTAGTAATTGTTGCTCCTGCGGGTCATTCAAATGGCGCTGGAGCAATTTTGCTACAAGCCGACGACACATCCTACGAAGTCTCAAGTGCTATCGCAGATGTTGTTCAGGCAAGCGCAGAATTCCAATCAACCGATGCAGTAGAACACGGAAAGATTCTTTCTTCAGGTTCAACTGTAACGGCTACTGGAAACGGAACAAGCGTAGATAACGGAGCCTCTACCACAAATGGTGGAGCAGGTTTTCTATCAGTTCCAGTAAATACACGCAATGGAAACATCACAGTAAAAATCCAACACTCAGCAGATAACTCAACTTTTGCTGATTTAGTTACTTTCACCGTGGTGAGCAGTACAACCAAAACTTCTGAAAGAGTTGAGGTTGCTAGTGGTACAACAGTAAACAGATACCTACGAGTGAATTACACAGTCGCAGGTTCAACAGGCTCGGCTACCCCTGTGGTGGCTTTTACTAGGAGGTAAAAAACAATGCCAACATTTAGACATGGTAAATCCACCGTATTTAAGGTAGACAACTCAAGTGGAACTCTTACCGATATTAGCAATACCCTTACCGATGTTTCATTTCCACAATCAGTAGACACAGCCGAAACCAGCACTTTTGGTTCATCAGCGAAGTCTTATGTAGTTGGATTAACAGACTCAACAATCAGCATCTCAGGAAACTTTGATGCAACAGTTGATGCTCACTTGGCTGGAATTCTTGGTCAAGCGGCTTCAGTTTCTTTCGAGTACGGTCCTGAAGGTTCAACTGCAACTTATGTCAAGTACACAGGAGAGTGCTACCTAACTTCTTACGAGAAGAGTGGTGCAATCGGCGATGTAGTGACATACTCTGCTGAGTTCCAAGTGACAGGTGCAGTAACACGAGGCGCCTACTCATAATAGGAATTGTTTGAAAAAAACTAAATAAATTATCGTGACCAACCTAGTGTCCCAAGGAGAAAAGTATGACTGATTTACGGGGAAAGATATTTGAAGCAGACGATATTACGAAGGAATTACTAGAAGTCCCTGAGTGGGGCGTAACAGTAGAAATTCGTTCTATGACGGCTGGACAGAGAGCAACTCTTACTGAAGGAGTTACCTCCGCTGACAAAGTTGATGTTTCTAATATGTATGCAAAAACTGTAATCGCAACTGTATTTGACCCTACAACTGGATTACCAATCTTTACAGAGAATGACCGTGAGGCGATTCTTTCAAAGAATGGTGCAGTCATTGAGCGTTTGGCAACAAAGGCTCTTGGCAGTTCAGGTCTTAGTGATAAGGCGGTAGACCAAGCACAGGCTCGATTTCCTCAAGAATCCTGAGAGACGGTTTCTTTTCGAAATTGCTGAAAAGTTAGGACGGACGGTGGGTGAACTTCTTTACGGAAG